GGTTCTGTCTCTGCCACCGGCAAGCGTTCCCTAATCTTCAGGGACCAATACACTGCGGATTTGCGTCCTCAATGCGCGGACGTTTGAGCGCGGCCCCTGACGGCCAGCCCCCAGCCAAGGCTTGCCGGGCTTGCGGCCCGGGCTTCTTGGGTTTTGCGGAGATACTACGGAGTCGAACCGTGCGCTCAAATTGGATTCCTGCCGCCGCGAAAGTCCGGCTTCAATGCTGGGCATATCCACAGCGGTTGTGTGCTCTTTCGCGCTGTCTCCATGCCTAGCAGCATACGCACATGGAATCGGCCAGCACAAGCACGGCAGGAAAAATGTCAAAGAAACCCGGCTTTTATGCGCTTACCGGGCGGGCGTCATTATTAACCAGGGAAAGCACAAAAAACCCGACGCAATACCCCGCGCTGATTTTGCCTGACCACCGCACGTCTGCCAAGCTGAAAGTGCAAAAAAGCCTTGCCGTCATTCTCAAATATGAGAAAATCGGCCCATGTCCGAAACTTCCAACTTCACGCGGGAACAGGCCACCAAGGGCTATAAGGTGGTGTCGAACACCTCCGCCACGGCCAAAAACTTCTACGGCTTCACGGTCATTGCCGAGGCTGTCATTTCGGCCCTTGTCGCCCCGACTGGCGCAGGACCGGAAGGCACGGCTTACGACGGCGACGAGGCTGGAATTGCCACCACGCTGCCCGTTGGTTACTACCCTGTTCGCGGCAGTTCGATCACCCTTACGTCTGGCGCTGTCATCCTCTGGCTTGAATGATGTCCCTTGCTCTCGGCTCGTCTTTGCCTGCGGCTGCTTTTGCCTCCGTTCCGAATACTGCGCCGACGATTGCGCCCGTGTTGGTTGTGAACACGCAGTCAGGACTTTCTGACGCCTTTCTGGAATGGACGGCCAGCAACAAGACAAGCTCCGCCGGATTTGGATATAAAATCTATGTTCAGATCGACTCCAATCCCGAGACTTTGGCGTCCACGGAAGGCGACAATCTTTCAAAAACATTGTCTTTCCCCACGGCAGCGGGCGAGACTTACGCTTTTCGGGTCGTTCCGTTCAACGGTTTTGGTGATGGCCCATCGAGCAATGTGTATTCTGTCGTTCTCACCGCCCCATGATGCACGCGCTCTCTCTCAATATCAGCCTGACCGGCTCTCAATACGGGAGCGGTGGGGGCGTGCCTGTTGGTGACTGGATTCTAGCAACCGGCCTTTGGGATGACGTGGGCGTGTGGCGCGATGACCAAACCTGGATTGACTGACTTTTATGCCTATCGGAACCATTTCAAACGGTGAAACCGGCTCGTCTGTGCGGACGAAGCTGAACAGCGTCATTGGCGCTGTGAACAATCTCGGCACCGCCGCCAACTCTGCGACGGGCGATTTTGCCACGGCCGCCCAGGGCGCTTTGGCCGATACCGCCGTCCAGCCCGCCGACATCGGCACCGCCGCCGCCGAGGACATAGGATACTTCGCCACGGCAGCCCAGGGCGCTTTGGCTGACACAGCACTTCAGCCTGCCGAGGTCAAATCTTCTAACTTCACTGCCGCGAACGATGGGGTTTATGTCGTGGTGGCATCCGCAACCGTCACAGACCCAAGCCCTAGCGAGGGCAAAGGCTATACGGTTGTTGTCCGCAACGGCACGGCCACCATTGGCGGCACCGGATACAGCACGGCAGGCAGCCAGATCAGGCGGCTTTTCCACTCTGGCGCATGGGCAACCTATGTTGATTCGCTCACCACGCACACGCACTCGGACGCCACCACAGGAGACGCTGGCTTCATGTCCGCTTCCGACAAGACCAAGCTGGACGGCATCGAGGCTGCGGCGGATGTTACGGATGCAGGAAACGTCGGCTCCTCCATTTCAGGCGCAACCACGGAAACGACCCTTGATGACACGGATGAAGTGGCCTTTGTCACGTCCGGCGGCACGCTGAAAAACATTGCCTACAGTTCGATCAAGACACTTCTCAACGCTATTTATGCGCTGAAAGGCGCGGTCACAGGTTCGGGGCTGACAATGGCGACGGCTCGCATTCTTGGGCGCAGCACGGCAAGCACGGGAGCCATTGAGGAGATCAGCATTGGCAGCGGCTTGACCCTCAGCGGAGGCACGCTGTCTGCGACTGGGACGGGCGGCAAAATTCTTCAGGTTGTCCAGGCGACCAAGACGGACACGGCCAGCGTTACCGGCACCAGCTTTTCAAGCGTGTTCACGGCGTCCATCACGCCTTCCGCAAACACGTCAAAAGTTTTGGTCTTGGTATCTTTAAATGTTGGTGGCGCAACAAACAACTGGCCCTTGATTCGTTTAACCCGCAGCGGTTCCACTCTGCTACAAGGCGATGCGGCAGGGAACAGAGTGCGCGTCACGACAGTTTGCGGTGCTCCCAACTCCTCAGCTTCTGTTGCGGCATCCGTAACATATCTGGATTCTCCTGCGTCAACATCATCTCAAACCTACGAGATCGAAATGGCAAGCCAGTCAACGGGGGCTGTATATCTAAACCGCAGTTCAACGGACACCGACACAACTGCCTTTCAACGTGGTGCGTCAACGATTACCCTTATGGAGGTCGCCGCTTAACATGCCAATCCCATCCGCCAACTTTGCTGAAGCCGTCGCGCTCGCCCGCCCCGGCGCTCATTTCAAACTCGACCCTGAAAGCTACGCAGGGTTGGCCATGCTTGACGGCACGCCGAAGCCGACGCTGGCGGAAATTGAGGCTGCATGGGCAAACCGCGAATCCCCGCGTCCGGTCTATTCCGTCGCCATGGGCTCACTCCGCCGCGCCCTTGGCAGGACACGCTGCATTCAGATCAGCGCCTGGATTGGGGGCATTCAGGACGTGGATCAACGCCACGCGCTTTCATCCTGGTGGGAGTATTCGCCAACCGTGCGTTCGTCGCATCCTGCCATCCCGACATTCCAGCAGGTTCTTGGACTCGATGACGATCAGGCAGACGCCATTTTCGCCGCTGCCTACGCTGAGGATAACCTTTGATTTTTCCTTGCCACTTCTACCTAAGCCGATATGATTCAAGACATGACGCTGGAACAAGCTCTTCTCTCAGGCATCGGCGCGGTGACGAGCGCTCTTTGCGTTGCGTTTAAAATCATTTGGGACAGGTCCGTTGCCTGTGAGCAGTGGAGGGCTGAGAAGGAGCCGATCATCACGATGATGGCGGAAAAGATGGGACTGGCGAAGGGAACGCTTGCCATTATCGATGAATGCCCAACGCCTGGATGTCCCTACGCTGGCAAGTTGAGCGCTGGCAGCACGTTTTCACTGACCGAGGAAGAAAGAGCGAGACTCCACAACACCAAACTGAAACGCCCATGAACTACATTGTGAAAAACTGGAAAACCACCCTGGCCGGACTTGTCACCATCGCTGGCGTCGTGACCGCGACTTGGCTGCCTCAGTATTCCGACGAGGTGGCAAAGGCTGTTGCGACCCTGGCCGGACTTGGCCTGATCGCCGCGAAGGACGGCAACAAGACCGGGGCATGAGCCCGCTTGCTGTCATCACCGCACTTTTTCAGGCAGCTACGCAGGCGCTAAAGGCATTCCCGATCTGGCTTGCGTGGCACCTGACGAAGGAAATGGAGGCTCTGACATTCGAGATTTTGACCCATGAAGATGCTGCTACTCCTGCTGACAAGCGCCGCGCTGACGAGCTGCGCATCTCGCTCGCCTACCGTCGCAGACTCCATGCAGCTTTATTCCCCGCAGGCATTACACCTGAAAGCGGGAACGGTGATCCAAACGTCACAAGGGCAATACCGGTGCCAGACTGACGAGGTGTGGCATTCACATGCCGAATACATGAAAGCCGTCCGTGAATCTCTCCGCCCGTGATTGAGTGCTTCCAGATTTTTGTCGGCACGCTCTGTTTCTTTGGGGCTGTGCTGGTGTTTGGGGCCATCGCGCTTTGGGATGGGTCACGTGACCACAATGACAAATGGAAACCATGAGAACGAAACGAACCATCGAGAATCTGGGAAGCCTCAACAAGAAGGCGCTTGCCAAGCTGGAACCGTTTGTTGCCGCCGCTGAGGCTGCCATGGCTGCGAAAGGCGTCACGGTTGAGGTTATCTCCGGTCTTCGCTCATGGGCTGCACAGGCTGCGTTGTATGCGCAGGGAAGGACGAAGCCGGGGCGGATCGTCACGAAAGCCCGCCCTGGCTCCTCCTGGCACAACTACGGGCTCGCCATCGACCTGGGCCTGTTCAAAAACGGCGTTTACCTAGACGAGAAACAGCCAGGACTTGCCGACAAACTCTATGCTGAAATCGGCATTATTGCTGGAAAGATGGGAATTGAATGGGCTGGCAACTGGAAATCCTTTCCCGAAACGCCACACTTCCAGGTGACGTTTGGAAAGACTCTCTCAGAAATGAGAACGCGCATGGAAGAAGTGGGATACGATGTGCAAAAGCTGATTTGACGGTGCAATGCGAGCGGTTACGCTGCCGCGCCATGCAAACAAACAACGCACACGAATACACCGACGAGCAGCTTCAGTCTGCCATTGACGCGGCTTTTCCAGCTGGGGCTCTTGCGGATTGCGGCGTTGGACTCGATAATTTTCCAAATCAAAGCTGCTGGGAAGACGAAGCCCCCAACCGCCTCGCCATCGCCCGCGCCTTCCTGGCCGCCCTGCCGAAGCCCGCCGATGTCAGCGCAGAACCGGAGCAGGCCAAGCCAGCCTCCGACGGCCCGCCCTGGATTCCGCACGACGGCGGACCGTGCCCGCTCAAGGATGAGGAGGTGGAGGAGTTTGAAGTGCTTTGGTCTGACGGCAGGACAAGCCGACTTAACAGGCCATCGACATGGCCTTGGAACCATAGAGGTGGCTGTAGCGACATCATGGCCTACCGCGTCCTGCGCTGGAAGCCCGGCCACGGCCCGCAGGCGGCCAGCAAAGCCGACGAGCCAGCCACCTTCGAAACCCACGGCAAGGTCTGGACACGCCACACGCCCGGCGATCCGTGCCCGTGCGATCCTGAGGCGATTGTCGAAGCCTTGCTTGCATGCGAAGCGCAAAGTGGTAAATACACTGCCGAATCCGGCCTAGCCGAGACTTGGCGCTGGGACTGCAAGACTGGTGAATACAGCATCATCGGCTGGCGCTACGCCGACGAGCCAGCCCAGGCGGGGGCCAACCAAACCCAGCCTGTCCAGCCCTGGACGCCCCGCCCCGGCGACGTGGTGAGGCTCAAGTCTGGAGGGCCGGAGATGACGGTGAGCCGAGTCAACGAAGAAAATGAGGTCGTCTGCGAATGGTTTAGTGGCTATTTGGCCCACGTTTGGGATTTCTCCGTCGCCTGCCTCACCCCGGCCAAGGAGGGCCAGCCATGAGTGACGCACTACAAGAACAAATTGGCGGCGACCATTACAAGACGTTCAAAATTCAGCCCGCTGAGTTCATTGAGGCAAACAAGCTGCCATTTCTGGAAGGCTGCATCATCAAGCGTGCCTGCCGACACGGCAGCAAGAACGGCGCGGAGGACATCCGCAAACTGATTCACGAAGCTCAACTCATTTTGAAACTGCGCTATGGCCTCGACTCCTAAAATCCCCAAAGGCTGGAAGGTTTATTCCGGCGCTTACAAATGGCAACTCATCCCAGGCGCGAAGTATTGGGATGTGAACGCCAAGAAGTGGGCGCAGGTGGAAGGCAAAGCTTACATAAAAGGAGCGCATGCCATCCCGAACAAAGAACTGGTCATCGTGCCAACCAAGAAGCGTTCCTTCACGGCCTACTGCGCAACGCAGGTTGACGGCCCTACCAAGTGTGCGCTGAACTACAAACGCAAGGACACGCTTGCCAGAGTCCGCGAGATTTGGGGCAAGGACTACCGGCGCAAGCGTCCTAATCTACGGATTGTGAAAGTCATTGTCTCAGAAGCATGACCGATTGGCAGCGCATAGCGGATCACTTCAACGCAACGGCCAAGTGCCGCCGCAGGAAGGACGGGAAGCCCCAGGTCCAGCACGAACCTGGGTGCACGTTCATCTGCTGCGAGGCGAAGAATTGCGCCTGCGCCATGAACGGGCATGGAGACGAGCCGTTGACTCAGTTCCTTGCACGGTGGCGCAGGCTTCACGCATCAGACTAGAACAGGCTGAGTTGAGACTTGGCATTTTTCAAGTTCAGGCAAGCCTGCTTGAAATACGACTCCTTGAGTTCGCTTCCAACGAACCGACGATCCAGGGTCAACGAGCCGTAGCCTTCTGACCCGATGCCGGTGAACGGCGAATAAACCAGATCGCCGGGATTCGTCCAAAGCTCGATGGCGCGTTCGATCACGTCCAGTTGCAACGGGCAGATGTGCTTCTCATCGCAATGATCGCGGGCACCGTCCTTGTTAAGCACACGGCCTTGATCGACACTCATCCAGACTGGCGATGCGACTTCTTGCCACCAGTCCACAGGGTAACGGCTGCGGTCCTTGGTCACAGGCTTGGGATTGTCGCCCGGCTTGCGGAACACCAGCAGATAGTCTGGACACCCGACGCGGGAATCCGTGCTGTCAGCGGTGAGCGTCTTGTAAAGCAGCCCGTGCGCCTTGGTGCGCTGCATCTCGGTGACGGGAGATTTCCAGATGGTGATGCGGGAATGGAAAAGAAACCCATGTTTCCAGAATGCGCGGATGATCTCGCCGCTGAAATCCTGGAACTCGATTTTTCCATGCTTCCACTTGGTGGAAAGCAGATCGACGCAATGAACGGCGACCTCACGGCCAGGAACGAGGATGCGGGCAATCTCCGCGATGAGAAGATCAAAGTGTTTCGTGAACTCGCTCATGTCGGAGCAGTTCCCCATGTCTTGAAGGTCATCCGAGTAGGTGAACAAGTCCGCAAATGGCGGACTGAACACGCTGAAATCAACGGATTCATCCTCAATTTGACGTGCGACCCTGACACAATCGCCGTGGTGGATCGTCCAACCCTCTCCGCAAGCCGTGGTGATGTCTGTTTTCATGGTAAGTTTCTTTTGCTGTGATTGAAATGCGGACGCCGCCAGCTTCATGCGCTCCTGCATTTCCTTGTGCTGTTCGATTTTACGCTGGATGGTTTTGAGGATAGCGCCCTCCGTGGACGCCTGGACAATGTAGGCATTGACCTCCTGAGTCTGGCCAAAGCGGTAAGACCGGCGCAATGCCTGGTAAAAGTCCTCGAAAGAGTAAGACAGCCCAACAAAGGCGACGTTCCTGCAATGCTGCCAGTTGAGGCCGTAACCTGCAATTCCAGCCTTGGTGACGATGACGCGGGCGCGCCCCTCGGTGAACGCGTCAATGCGCTCTTCCTTCTGCTTTGCGGTATCGCTGCCCTTGACTTCCACGGCATCAGGAATGGACGCCGCAAGTTGCTCGCTCTCGTCGTTCGTGTTGCACCAGACGATCCACGGCTCGCTGGAATTGTTCACAAGCTCGGCAACATGCGCGACACGCTGAGGTGCGGTCACGCGCATTTCCTGGTGCATCGTGGTTGCTGAAAGTGTGGCGTGCCTGAAAAGCTCGCCTTCCTGAGCGCCCTCTGAATCATCAACCTGGACGATAATCGTTTGCAGGTTGAGCGACGGCAGAATGTATCCGGCATCATCAAATTCAAGGTCGGAAGGCTTCGACACGCATGCCGCCCAGGACGCCAGCCATGCCCAAAATTCAGACTCGGCATGCTTTTTCAAGCGCCAGTCTCCAGTGTTGAACGTGTCATTGATGAAGAACGTGGCGAGCATTTGCGCTGGCGTGCAGACGCCCAGGAAGTCGGCGTGCTGCCCGAACTCGGTGTAATCGTTTGGCGACGGCGTGGCCGTGCAGCAAAGGCGATATGGAGTCTCGCTGAAAGTCTCGGTCAGCAGCTTGCGCATCTTGCCGGTGAAGTTTTTCAAAATGCTGGATTCATCGAGCACGACGCCGACGAATTGCGAGCAGTCGAATTTCTCTAGCTTCTCGTAATTCGTGATCCAGATGCCGGGCGCGTCGATGTCATCGGCGGATTCCGCAACCTTGGCGACAAGGCCGAACTTGTCAGCCTCATGGGATGTCTGGTGCGCCACCGCGAGAGGCGTCAGAATAAGCACGCTGCCGCCAGTGTGACGGCAGACTTGCGAGGCCCATTCCAGTTGCTGCGCAGTCTTGCCGAGTCCGCAATCCTCAAAGAGGGCGGCGCGGCCTTTCTTGATCGCCCATTCAACAACATGGCGCTGCCACGGGAAAAGAGGGGCGGTGATTGAGAGAGGATCGAATCCGTGGCTTTCGGCACGGCGTGTCTTGTTTTTGATGAATGAATCGTAGTCCATGGTGAAGGCTGCATGAACGCATGGCAAAACTCCCGAGTCAACAGCCAAGGTGAAAAAAGATGAAAATATAGCTTGAACGATATTTGCGGCGGTGCATACTTGCGCTGCCCATGAAACAAATCGTCATCAAAGTCCCGCCCGACGAGCACAAGGCAATAAAAGCCGTCGCGCTCGACAACAACCGCACGATCAACCAGCAGATGCGCGTCTTTGCGCTGGCTGATACCGAAGTGCAAACCCGCCTCAAAAGCCTTATGAAAGGCCGTGGCGTCAACCGCAACCCCTACAAGAACCAGAACGCATGAAGCCTCTTAAATCCATCCGCCGCCTTTTTGTTTGTTTGGCAGGTTATGAAATGGCACGCAAGGCTGCCGCTGACCGCATGCGCGACGCTCGTCATTGGGCAAAGCGCCTCACTCCTGAGCGCTATGAAAAACGCGCAATTTATGCTTTTGACGCCGCCTCATCCTCTGGCTGGTGGAAACGCACATCCGAAGAATGGCGTCTTGAAATCCTGAAATGCTGGGAAACATGAAACCCGCCGTCATCATCACCATCATCGTCTCCGCCCTTGGCTGGATTCTCACCATTCTCGCGCAATGAAAACCGCACACCCAAACGACCGCGTGATTGACCGCACAGCCGAGTTTTCGGCGCGGTTCATGGCGCACCAGCGCTACAACACGCCCCGCCAGCGTCGGCTTCGCTGTGAGAAAGCTGCAACCGTCGCGCAGTTCCACCGGCACGTCGAATCCGTCGTCGGCGGGCTGCTGCTCGTCGCCTTTATCCTTATTCTTTTCTTTGCCTGATCCCCAGCAAAGCAAACCCAAACACAAACAACACCATGCAAAACGACACCGAAACCACCGAAACCACGCCGTCCGTCATCAAATCCATCGTCATCAAGCGCCCGCCTCCTCAGAGCAAGGGGATCGGGCTGCGCCAGAAAAGCGAGGACCGCATTCAGCTTGAATCCATGAAGCCCGGCGAATGCTTGGAAATCAGGAATTTCCCGACTGATCCGCGCAACCGCTACACCAACATGATCTTCAACGCCAGCAAGGCCACGGGCAAGAAGTTCACGACACGTTCTGTCGGCGCGAACGGCCTGGACATCTACTGCATTGCCTGACGCAGGCGAGGGGCGCGGCTCGACAACGCGCAAGACTTTTACCAAACACCACCATGTCAAATCAACTCGCCACCATCAAACAGACGCTCACCGACGCCAAGATGCAGGAGCAGTTCGCCAAGGCTCTGCCGAAACATCTCAGCCCTGAGCGCTTCACCCGCATTGCCATCACGGCATTGACCCGCACTCCCAAACTGGCTGAATGCACGAAGGAAAGCCTTATGCGCTGCCTTCTCGACCTGTCCGCGTTCGGCCTGGAACCTGACGGACGCCGCGCCCATCTCATCCCCTACAAGGACCAATGCACGCTGGTCATTGACTGGAAGGGGCTGGCCGAACTTGCCATGCGCTCCGGCATCATTGCCAAGCTGCACGCGGATGTCGTCTGCGAGGGTGACGTTTTCGAATACAACATGGGCGAGGTGACACGCCATGAGATCGACTGGAAGAAGCCACGCGGCGCTATGTATGCGGCCTATGCTATGGCGGTCACGAAGGATGGCCCTGTTTTCTGCGCTGTCATGTCGAAGGATGAGATTGAATCCATTCGCAAACGCAGCCGCGCAGGAACGTCTGGCCCATGGGTCACGGATTACAACGAGATGGCAAAAAAGACCGCTTTCCGCCGCCTCTCCAAGTGGCTGCCACTGTCGGCTGAATTCCGTGAAGCCGTCGAGCGCGATGACGATGACCTGATTCCCGCCGTTGAGCGTGATGTAACGCCAGCCAAACGCACAGCACGCGCCGAGCCGATCAACCCGTTTCAAAAGATCGACCCGCCCGCTGACATGTTTGCCGCCGAGGTGCCGGAAAAGACGGCGCTGCAAGCTGTCAAGGAACGCTTGACCACTGACGGCATCGAGTGGACGGCCATCAATCACAAGCTCCTGGACGACGGCATTCTGGACGACGTGCGGAACAATCCCGACGACTGCACGGATGACGAGCTTCGTTCCGTGCTGTCGGCGTGGAGCGGCGTTCTTGCTATTGTGAAGGGGGGTGGTAAGTGACGATTCATAAGGACATCGAGCAGGGAACAGAGGCATGGAAGGCAATCAGGGTCGGGAAGCCGACTGCCTCAAACTTTTCCAAGATTGTGACCGCTGCCAAGTGCAAGCTTTCGACGTCGGCGGACAGCTACATCAACGAGCTGATTGGCGAGACGTTCGCGCCTGATTTCGAGCCGGAGTTTCAAGGAAGCTGGATAACCAGGCGCGGGACTGAGATGGAGCCGCAGGCGAGGCTTGCGTTTCAGGCTCACACAGCGATGAACGTGGAGCAGGTAGGATTTGTGACCCATGACAACGGGATTCTCGGGTGCTCGCCGGATGGTCTGATCGTGGACGGTGGGCAATACGTCGCGGGCGTCGAAATAAAATGCCCCGCTCCTGGAACGCATGTCGAATACGTCCGCGACGGCGGTCTGCCGGACGATTACAAACAGCAGGTCCACGGCTCAATGTGCGTGACCGGCATCCGCCAGTGGCATTTCTGGTCCTACTTTCCAGGGATGCAGCCTCATCATGTCGTCGTCACCTGGGACGATTACACCAGCCGGATGCTGGAAACGCTGCTCAAGTTCTGCGAGCAGTATCAGAAAGTTTATAACGAAGTCACACCCAAACTGAAAATGCCATGAAGAAGAAAACGACCACGAAGAAGAAATCCGCCCGCCCGATCCCGCCGCCTCCGCCCGGCTGGGAGATTGTGAACGCGGACGATCCGAGGCTGGATTGTTTACCGGATGCGCTTCGATATTTGCTTGATGAGCGATGGGTATTAAGTAGGTATGGAGCGGGCGAAAGTTTGCCTGAACCCCACAGGAAAAGCAAAACCTACGCCCTCCCCATCGCCACGCAGTCGGCCGCGCCCCAGTCCGCCCCGCCCTCGCCGCCCATGATCCGCCTGCGCCTGCCCAGCGAGAAGCCGACGAGGGAGGATGCGAATGAGGAAGGGAATGTTTTCACTATTTTTTCAAGGGATGGTGGCGCAAAGGATGCCATTGCATGGAATTGGGACAGACCCTTTGACGGCGACGAACTGGCCTGGTTCAGCCTCCCCGAAGGCATCCTTCCCCGCGAGCCCAGCCAGGAAGAAAAGTGGCAAGCAGAGTTTGAGGAGTGTTTCCCAGACTTTGAACTGACCAAGCAGGGAAACGGCGAATACCTGCACGCCCATGCGGCGACGGCATGGCGCGGCTTCCTCGCCGCCAAGAAAGGGGGTGCGGAGTGAGTGACACGCCGAGAACGGACGCTGCTCGTTTGAAACTGGATTCAGACGATTCTAGCTGTGCTATTTACGCGCACACCCTTGACGGCTCATCTTATCACGGTGAGGTTGTTCGAGGCGATGAAATGGCGATCCTCGAACGCGAGAACGCAGCCATGCGCGAGGCTATCAGGGATGCGTGTGATTTGATTCAGTGGCTCAAAACGAATTCATATGGCAGGCATTTAAGAACCGCTTCAACTGCCCTCGCCAAACTCCAACCATTCCTGAAGCCATGAGCTTCTTTCAAGTCACCCGAGTAAAGTCATCCAGAAAGCCCTGCCGCTGTTACTGGTGCGGCGAGCGCATTGAAGTCGGACAGCCAAAAACCACCACAGCAACGGTGTTTGAAGGCGACTTTCAGGCCACTAATGTTCACCCTGAATGCTTCGAGGCGTTGAAACTTTGGCAGGACGAAAACCGTGGAGAAGAATATTGGCCTGATGAGGGGACAATGAAACGCGGTTCTACCGAGGATAAATACGTATGACCAACGATCAAATCCGCCTGCACTTTGGCGAACTCAACGCCTCCGAGATGCGCCTTGCCCGCGCCATCGTGGGCTGGCATGAGGCCCGTGAAGCCAAGCTCCGCGCCGCCGCTGACGGGCTGGCGGAGTCTTTGGAGAGAGCCATGGGTATATTTGGGCCGCCTGACATACTGCCAGAGTCGGCTTGGGTGACTACGGAAGAAATAGACAAGGCTTGGAACGGCGGACAGGCCGCCCTCGCCGCCTACCAAGCCACAAAGCCATGAGTAAGACACCACGAACAGACGCCGAACGCCGCAGGCTCAAGCGGTCCAAGACATTCCCA